ACGACTTATATAACTACTGGAAATGTTCAATCAACAAATATTATGAAGGCAACAGGAGCAGGTACAACTCTTGTGTCTACCCCTTGTTTCTATCGTTTAACTGTAACAAGAAATTATTAATTTATAAAAATATGATAATATACAACAAAATAACAAAAGAAATCTTAGACTCAGACAAATTAAGTTCAACAGAATTTGATATGCGATGGTTTATGGAAGACCCTGATTATCATTTTATAAAAGCAACACCACAACAAGAAGCTGATTATATCAAACAACAAAACACATTGCAACTTGCAAATAGCAAAACAACTGCTATAAATCAATTGCAAACATTAAAAACAACCACGATTGATAAATTACGAGCTGATAATTATGCAATAAGTATAAAAGTTCTTGCAAACAACAGCCCGCTCGATATTGAAATTATACAAGCCTTAGATGTAAAATTAGATACTATTGACATAGAATTAGCAAAGGCAATTGATAATATAAACAATGCTATAAATCAAACTACTATTGATAATGCAGTTGATACATTCAAAACATTTTTGTAATCAAAACAAACAAAGTTGCATAGCCGATATAGTTATGATTTTTTTCATTTTATGTTGGCTTGGCTTATAAAAAATCCATTTATCAAAAATGTAATCAAATAATTGTTTTTGTTTTTTTACTATCGGTTTTGTTGGCTTATTATAGATAACAGCCAAACTTTCTTTTTTTATCGGTGGTTCTGTTTTGATATAGTTATGTTGCAATTTATTCTCAATTGCATTGATTATATTTAATTCTTTTTGTAAATCTGTTGGCATATAATAGTCAATATGCTCATTTTCATTTCCCATTTTAATTTTACCGCCAACATATTTTTTTTTGACTAAACCTAGTTTTCGCTCAGTTTTTCTTAACTCTTGGTGTTTTTTGTTGTTAGCTTCTTTGGTGCATTCTAAACTGCAATATTTTCTTTTTGTATATTTTGATGTCTGCTTTACAGGATTGCAACAGCCTTCATTCAGGCAAACTATCTGTTCCATTTTTTATAAATAAAAATGATATGATAATCCGCCTGCTATATTAACAATAAATACTTGTCAACTATTTTATAATTTTATAAAACTACAAAATATTTTTTCAAAAAATTTATTGCAAAAGTTTGGCAACTTCATAACATAATATGTCAAAGTTGTTTCATTATCAATATAAACTGTTATCATTTTCTTTTTAAAGAAAAATATTTTAAGTGGCAACTTCATAATATCATATTTAATATTTTTATAAACATAATCTTTCTCGCATTCCAATCTTTTTTCTAAATAATATTCAATAAAATCATTTTTATTATAAAACTTATAAATTAAATACGCATTATGTATATTATCAACAAAAACATAGTAAACCATAAAAAAACAAATAAATTACTGCATAAACATATCGCAATTGCCAAAACGAGATAAACAAAACATAAACAGTCTATCTTTATATTCTTTTTTGACTGCCTCACTCACCTCAAAAGGCAATTCAAGTTTATCACTCTTTTTTTGATTTTCACTGATGGTTGCTATAACAAGATTATTTCTATCATTATAAAAATCTATTATATCATTTGTTTTTAATTTGCAAACACCTCGTCTTTTCATTTCCGCCCACGGAAACAAGTGGTCAATTTGAATATTTGCAGGGTCTGTTATCTCAACACCAGAATAAAACGATTTCCATTTTCCAGCAACAACTTGGCATTTATGATTAACAACAACATCCGTGCCTTCAACATATAATAACCAGTGCCTTGTATTTGTTATACATAGCTCACCTTTGGCATTTTTAATCCACTGATGATTATCCCAGTTTGGTCGTTTGCAATCATTAGCTATTTTCTCCCTAGCAAAAGCATTTGTTGTTAGTAATAGTAGTAATAAAAATATTTTCATATAAAAAAGTAATAAATTGTAAACTAAATGCTAATAAGTAGCATATCTATATTGTTATTGCGACATTCTTTTTGTATCTCAACTATAAAATCAAAAAACTCTGTAACATTTTTTAATGTGTTGGTTGATAATAATTCTTTTGATTTATTCAATATTTCTTCCAAATACAGGTGCATATTATTATAATATAAAATATATTCTCGTTTTTCTTTAATACCAAAAAGATAATCTACATTGTTATTCATAACAGAATCCATATGGTGAAATGTATGCTCTGCTATATTTCTATCTCCGTAATGATTGGTATAATTAACAACAGAATACATATTGTGAAATGTCAACTTTGGTATGTTTTTATCTCCGTAATCATTAGTGTAATATTCATTGTCAAGGTCTTCTTTACAGCAAAAAAATAGTTGTGAAAAAATTTTAATATCGTCTTTTGTTAATATATGGCTTAAATGTGTATAGTTATATATTATCATAGTTAAATTAATTAATTAGTTCTTTATGTTCATTTTCATCTATCAACAATTCGTTTTCATCACAATGTCTTAAATGCACATTTTTGTTATCAGCCCACTCTTGTAAGCATTGTGTTGTTTGGCTGTGATAAAAAATATCTTGGTTTTTTATCTCTTCAAGGCACATTCTGCAATAGTGTTTCATATATTAAAAGATTAATTTATATATCTATAACAACACACATTTTTTAATTGTCAAGTAGAAAAATGATAATATTATAACTTTTTTACGATGAATAGTTATAATATTATAATAATAGTTGTTGACAATTAAAATTAGCTTGTTATATTAAATTAATTAATCTAAATATAATTTTATGATAAACAAAATAATTATTAGCAATTACTTATTTAATAAAACTGCCAAAGCAATATCGTTAATGGATAAAGAGCAAAAACAGGCTTTTTGTTTAGAATATAAATTTACATCAATCGTTGGCGAATATTATAATGATAATGATACTAGTAATGAAATATCTATTTACTCTGATGCTATTACATTACGTTTTACAATCAAAAATAAGTTAGTAAATGTTGAATCTAATTTTGGCGGACATATAAGATGTTCTGCTGAAAAAATACAAGAAGATTTGCTTTATATTATAAATTTAATAGACGACATTGAAGTGCTATTTTTAGGATTAACATTAAAATAAGATATATTATGAAAAACAAATCTAATAAAAGAGTATTAGCAGAATATTTAGCAAAACATAATTTAATATCTGCAAAATATATTAAATTTTTTACTAGACAAAAGCACGATAAAAGCACGGGTGCATTTTCATCAATGATTGTTGAATGGGCAAGAACTAGCAACTTTTTGGCAGTGCAAGAATTGTTTAGAGAATTGCAAGATATTGAAAATAACAAAAATAATAAAAAATAATTAATTTAATTAACTTTTAACACAATGGCAATACATTTTAAAATTAAAGGCAGTGATAATACTAGGATTATATATGAATCGTCAAAAATGAGTCTTATAACAGATTTAATAACATATTGCTTTATTACATTTGGGTTTATTGGTTTCTATTTGAACCATAATTATTTTGGTGATTCGTTTATTTGTAGTTTTGTTTGTGGCTTTATTGCAATAAGTGGTTTTTTTCTTTTTGGCAAAACTAAATCAAAAACATTAACAAAACAAGAATTAAAAGACTATATTGATAAATTATAATTTTATAAAACTATGGCTAAATTTACATTTAAAGACACTGGCAAAGAAATAAAAGTTGGTGATGTTTTTTATTTTTATCATATTGAATATAAAAATAAGCCTTCCGTTGCAATTCCATTTGTTGCAAAAGATGTTGAATATATTGTTAAATCTTGCAAAGTGCAAGATATTGGTATTTTTTATAAAGATTGTGGCGGGTTTTTAAACAAAGATTATTATTTAATAACAGACGATATTAGCAACCCAACATTTACTGTAAACGATTGTCTTTATTCATCACAAGAAGCTTGTAATGATGCAATGGAAATTAGAAAATTGCAAGAAGTTATATCACAGGATATATTCGCAATCCACGATATTGATAAACTAAAAGAAATACACAACAAAATTTTTAACAACATTAATCTATAAAACTATGTTTATAACAATTGAAGGAATTGACGGCTCAGGCAAATCAACGCAAGTTAAAAGACTAAATGATTATTTTTTAGACTTAAATAAACCTATTTTAGTAACAAGCGAACCGTCTCAAAATAGCGAAACTGAAAAAAATCTTTATAATATTTTAAAAAATGGATCACCGACCCCCACAACAGATTTATTGCTTTGTATGGTTTTAAGAAGTTTTCATATTAACAATATAGTAAAGCCAGCACTTGCAGACAATAAAATTGTTATTTGCGACAGATATATTGATTCATCTATTGCATATTATGTTAGAGACATAAAAGATTATGAAAAACTATCTGATACAGTATTAGATTTACATAAATCAGTCACAGATAATTTGATGCCAAGCTTGACAATATTATTGGATTTGCCAGCAGAAAATACAATTAATAGAATGATTACTCGTGGAGAGCTAGATAAATTTGATAGTATGAAGGTTGAGAATATGGAAGCTATCAGACAAGTATTTTTGCATAACGCAAAAGATGGTGTAGGTAAAAACCGAACACATATTATAGATGCAACATTGCACGAAGATGAGGTTTTTGCAAACATTGTTAAAATAATTGAAAATAATCTATAAAATATATGATAGAATTAATATGTAAAAACCCAAATTGCACACTGGTTGATGGCAGGTTTGATGTAGGATGCAAAACACATATTAGAAAATATTGTTTAATGTCTTGTATGAAAAGCCATACAGCAGATAAAAAACTTGCCAAAAACCTTGCCAAAGAATTAGCAGAAAAAAACAAAGTTTATACAAAAAAAGTAAAATCAGTCAACAAAATAAAAGACTCTGTTTTATTTAAACATTTTTCAAATTTTATAATTGGTTATGAAGATAAGGGGGCTATATCAAGTCAATTAAAAACATGGATTCCGCATATAAATAAAAAACCTGAATATGTAGATATGTGCAATAAAAAAATAGCTGAGTGTGGCGGTAAAATACCTATGTTGGTTTTTGCATCATTTGTTTCGTCAAATTGTAGCGAAGCTAAACTTAGTGGGCTTGATAAAGATATAAAATTTTAATTTAATAATATATGACAACAAAAATAAAAAAACTAATAAAATATTTATCAACATATGAAGGCAAATTAGAAGTTAAAAAAACACTTTACATATTAAATAAATCTATTGACACTATATGTTTTTATAATTTACATATTTTATATGATGCCAAAAAGCAATTTATAAAGGATCAAATATTTTTTCTACAAACATTTCAGCGTGTTTTTCAAGAAGAATTACCTGTAACAGAATTATATATCAAGCAAACTGAATTAATGTTTTGTTATACAATCGCACAAGAAACGGCATTGTATGGTAATAATTTTAATTTAATGATAGAAAAAAATGATAATTATAATATACCACAAGTTGATTTAGATAAAGGCTTAACATCAATCAGAAATGCTACTTTTTTATTTACTATTCGCGATGATATTGAGAAAAATGGCGAAAGATTTTCTAATGTTATGCCAACATTAATGAAAGAATGTCTATCACTTATAACATCTTATGATAAAACAAAAAAACAAATTCAAGATATGTATAGTAAAATTGACACAGAAATAGATGTTTTTAAGAATACACTTGAAAAAAGCTTTAATTGGATTAATCTTTAAAAAAATGAATAAAATAACATTAAACACACTTATATTAGCAGTATTTATTCATTATGATACAAAAAATATATTATTTATGTTGATTGGATTTTCAATAGCTTGCATATTTGGTTATTGGAAATGTAGAATACTGCCAACAAAAAAAAATATGATGTTTCTTGTATATGCAGTCATACTAGGTCTTTTGTTAAAATTAATATTTTAAATTATATGAATAAAGAAGAATTAAAAGAATTGTATTATAAATTTTACAATGCACCAAAGGGCTTAACAGATAGTTTTGAGTGTGAACAAAAACAAATGCTAAGAAATAATCTATATAAAGATTTTTATGATAATCTTTTGATTGCAATAAACAAAAAGACTAAAAAAAATCATAAATATCTTTTTGAAGCTATACATTGTTTATTAGATGTTGAATTTTACGAAAGTCTTTACCATAAAGATACAGTTGCAATGAATGTTATTGATAAATTATAGTTATGCCTTTTAATGTGAATGATAATAATAAACAAACTAATTTATTTTAAATATGATAAACAAAATACACAATTGTAATAATATGGAGTTGTTAAAAACAATGCCTGATAATTATGCGTTGGTTTATGGGTTGTAAATAAAAAAAATAAATAGATTTTATGCTTGACTTTTACAAAATAGATTTTATGAATAATAAATTATTACTAATAAAGTTTTTTTATGAAAGAAGTTTGGAAAAAAATTGAAAATATAAGTGTTGATTATTACGAGGTATCAAATTTTGGTAATGTTCGCAGTCTTGATAGAATTATTACATATAAAGACGGATTAAAAGTTCCTTATACTGGAAAAATATTAAAACAAAGTGATAGTTGTGGATATGCAAATATTATAATAGGCAAAGCTGGTAATAAAAAATCAATAAAAGTTCATAAACTTGTAGCAGAGGCTTTTTTGCAAAGAATTGAAGGTAAAAATTGGATTAATCATAAAGATTTTAATAGAAAAAATAATTGTGTAGAAAATCTTGAATGGTGCACACCGCGAGAAAATTTTTTACATACTATGCAAAATGATAGATGGAAACCGTCTTGCCATAAAAATACAAAATCAATGCTTGGTAAATTTGGTGCAGAACATAATCGTTCAAAAGCAGTTATTCAATATGATTTACAGAAAAACGAAATTGCAAGATTTGGTGGAACCCGTGAAGCTGGTAGAATAACTGGTGCAATACCTGAATTAATTGCAAAATGTTGTCGTGGCGAAAGAAATTCTCATAAAAGTTATATTTGGAAATATGCATAATTTTATAAATAAAATACATAATTGCGATAATATGGATTTAATCGCAAAATTACCAAATAATTCAGTATCGGCATTAATAACAGATGTTCCTTACGGATTGCAAGATATAGATGCTTTAAAATTGATTAAAGAAAATGCAAATAATACTCGTGGCTTTATGAATTGTCAGTGGGATGTAATTCCAACAACCAAAATGCTAACAGAATTTAATCGTGTATTAAAAGACGGTGGCTTTTTTGTGACCACATTTACCGCTCGTCAAGATTTACAATGTGTTTTGCAATATAGATTACTGGAAGCTGGTTTTGATATATCATTTTCATCTATAATCTGGAATTATCAAACAGGGTTTCCAAAGGCTGCCAATTTTAGCAAGATTTCGCAAAAACGAAGTGGGGTTGATTTTGAAGATTGTGGCGAATATGAACACTTTGGCAGGCAAAACAGAACAAAACAACCAAACGGAAATCCATTTGATAGAGAGCAAACAGAAACAAAACAAAGAATATTAAAACCAACCACAGACGAAGCCAAATATATGGAAGGCTTGTATAGTTGCCAATTAAAGCCTGCCTACGAGCCTATAATCATAGCACAGAAGCGATATAAAGAAAAATCTAAGATAGACCACATAACAACTTGGTATAACGAAAGAAAAGCATTATTAGACAGTGGTATTGCAGAAGAGGATTTATCATTATATACAAAGAATAGTAGCGGGGCAATTAGTATAGACTTGGCACGAATTCCCATTGAGAATGAAAATGATAAATGGAATTATCCAAATGGAGCAGGTGGCGTATATTCTCACGAATATCAAAAAAACAATAGCAATGCAAAACAATGGAACAGTTTTTCAACAGAAAAAGATAATAAACCAATTGAGGCAAATCAAAACGGAAGATTTCCAGCCACAATTTTGGTGTCAAATAATGCAATGGATGTTCTTAGAACAACAAAAAGTGGTAAAATGGATTCATCAAATACAAGACACACCGATGGTTCACCAAATGATATATATGGTAAATTTAACATTAATCACCCACTAGGAACAACACCGGCAGACCAAGGCGACCTTTCACGATACTTCTCACTGGATGCTTGGGTAAAAAAGAATCAGCCTGAATTATATAAATTATCACAGAAAGCACTTGAATTGCAACACGATACAGAAATCATATATCCATTTTTGAATACTAGCAAGCCATCGCAGGCGGAAGCTAATGCAGGTTTAGATAGTTTTGATAAAGGCGAAGCACCAGCATCTGCACGAAGTCAACCTGCCGAGGGGAGACAAAATGCACTTGGTAAGCCAAGAGCAAACACACACTGCACGAAAAAACCAATATCCCTTTTTAGCTATCTAATCACATTATTTAGTTCAAAAGAAAACGATATAATACTTGACCCTTTCTGTGGTAGCGGTGCAACTTGTATTGCATCTGTTTTGACTAACAGAAAATACATAGGAATCGATATGTCAAAAGAATATTGCGACATCACGGAGGCAAGGGTAAAATACTGGCAAGATTTAAAGAATGCAAAAGTTGATAGTGAGCCTGAGGTTGATAAACAAACTGATTTATTTTAAAATTAAGAAAAATGCTATTTTTTAAGAAACATATATTTTATAAGTTTTATAAGGCTTAAAAAATGCAACATAAGAAATCATAAAAAGATGATAACAGAAAATAACAGATAATAAGAAAAGTTGACAATTATATTTAACAATATTAAGAAATATGATTGTTATAAGAAAAACATAAATATATTGTATAGTGGCAAAATATTCTACCGAAATTATAATGGCTTTGCAAGAACATACAACTGGTGATTTTATTAAATATTTCCCACATCATATTGCAGAGATTAAAATCCTCCGTCCAGATTTAAAAGAATATATGGGCAATGTAGATGATAAGTTATATTGTTATATTAAAAACCAACAATATCAAATTAATAGAAAATTAAACAACAATGAAATAGTTAAAAAAGCTGTTCAAAATAATAAAGAAAAATTAAATGCAATAAAAGAAAAGGCTATACAATCCAATACTGAGAACGAATATATTGAAAATATGATAAATGATATATTTGTTAAATTAGAAACACAGCAAAATAATCAACCTCCACAATCACCAAAAAATAATCAACCTCCACAATCACCAAACAATAATGAATTAGCAGATGATGATAATATAACATTTAATACTGCAAATAATTTAATGAATCGGATTGGTGATAACACCAAAGATATAGGAGATATAAAAAAACAAATACAAGATACAAAAGATACATTTAATAACAATATATTGAATAAACTGGCAGAATGCAATAACGAATTAACAGTCCCAAACAATAAGCTACACATTGACCAAATTAAATATCTTCAAGAGCAAATAAAAGTATTGAGTTCGTTATATAGATTAAATCACAATATAACAATTACAGACAAGATAACTGCAATAAGTGATTTATGCAAAGCCACTAAGTTAAGTGTTGAAAGTTTTGCTATTTTATGCGAAGCTTCTGATAAACAAAGCGAAAGACAGTCTGAGAAAGAAAGAATTAATCAAAATAATAATATTGAAAAACAAATAGAAGGCTATGGACTTGATGAACAAATTGACATATTGCAACAGAATTTAACAAAAGAATTAGATGCAATTTCATATGAACCAAAATAAAGATTTGCTTCAAAAAAAGATATTAATGCTAAAAAGTCAATTAATAGCTGTAAATAAAATAAAAGAATTAAAAATACAAAATGCACGGACAGATTTTAAATCATTTATTGAGTTGATGTTTGGCGAAACAACTGCCAGCTGTAATTTTCAAAAATCATTCCATACTGATGTTTTAATAGCAATATGTCAATTAAAAGCAGATAGAAAATTACTATATAAAAATGTTATTATAACAATTCCACCCGGGCATACTAAAACCCTTATTTGCAATGTTTTATATACGGCTTGGGTATTTGGCAGGTTTCCACAGACAAGATTTATATGTGGCGGTAATAACCAAGATGAGGTAAATAAAAGAAATATGGAGATTAGGGAGCTTATGCAAACAAATATTTATAAAAAAATCTTTCCAAATGTAAAATTGATAAACGAAGAAAAGACTTGGTTGACAACAAATTTTAGAGGCGGTCGCCGTGCCGTTACAACAAATATTGCAATGAGGTTTACTGGTGGAGATGCCGATGAGCTAATCATAGACGACCCGAACGATACAACTACAAGCCAGCATGAATTAGAAAAAACAAATGATTGGTTTCAAAAAAAAGCCAGCCGAAGACTTAGGGTTGGCAAAAGAAATAATGGTTTTTTACTTATACAGCAAAGAGTTGCTCAGGACGATTTAACTGGTTTTATACTAAGGTCAAGCAGAAAAGATTATTTTCATTTAACATTAAAAGCCGAAGACAAAGATGGGTTTAATATTGAGATACCGCTTATTGATGGTAATAAAGTTGTGTTGCAAAAAGAGGCTGGTTATTTGTGGGATATGTTTGCAAAAAGTGGAGATTATGATACTATTAAAAATAATGATGAACAAAACCTTGTTTGGCAGATTCAATATTTAGGTAATGTTGATTGTATAGTTGGCAATCAATTTAAGCGAGAATGGTTGCAAGAAGTAGATAACAATAAAATACAATCCGTTTTAACAAGACCAAACATTTTAACTATAATGTCAATAGATGCCGCCATAAGCGAAAAAACAACTGCCGATTACACTGCAATATTATTTTTTGCTTACGATATTGCCGACGGAACATTATTTTTAATAGATGTTTGTAGAAAAAAAATAGCTTATACAGAATTAGAAAAATTAACTGCTGATTTATGTGTCAAATGGAATCCAAGATTAGTTTTGGTAGAAAACAAGGCAAACGGAAGTCCACTATTAGATAGAATTAATAGAGGACAGTTAATAAATAACAATACAGGCGAGCCGTTAAGATTAGTTGCGAAAGGTATAACGCCAATAAAAAGCAAGATTGAACGAGCACATAATTCTGGTGTTTTGTTGGATGCCAAACGATTTTTCTTGCCAAAGTCTGCCCCGTGGCGAGTTGATTTTGACAGTGAGCTATTACAGTTCCCAAATGGTAAAAACGACGATCAAGTTGATAGTTTTACACAGTGCATCAGGTATATTGAAAGCCTGCGAATGTCTAATGCTAGGGTAAGTATGGTTTAGTGTTGACTATTAAAATAGTATGTTTTATGTTTGATTGTAATTAACAAATAAAAAATATTATGGTTAAACCTTGTAAAAACAGTATTGACGATTATAATGCTTGTAGTGTATCTTTTAACGAATTATCGCCTTTTATTTATTTTATAAATTTTCTGTTTGATTGTGATATTTATAAAAATGATATTACATTTTCTAATGATAATTTAGAATACAAACAAATAATTGATAATCTGTTGCCAATTAAAGAAAAATTATTAAATGATAGTCAATATCTAAAATACAAACAATATGTTATTGATAGAAAAACAATTACAGCCGAGATGTATAACAGTTTTATTAACATATTACAAGAGCCAAACGAAAATAATGTTATCAACTTTTTAAACCAAATTAATAAATAAAACAATGCAAAACAACTTAAAAATTTTTGAATTTAACAACAAAAAAATACGAATTGAAAATATAAACAACGAGGCTTATTTCTGTTCAATTGATATTTGTAATATTTTAGAATATAAAAACCATACAAAAGCAATACAAGATAATTGCGACCAAGATGGATTAACTGCGGGCTATATCATAGATACAATTGGTAGACAACAAAAGACAACATTTCTTAACGAAGCAAATCTATACAGATTGATAATGAAGTCAACTATGCCAAAAGCAAAAGCATTTCAAGACTGGGTTTGTAAAGATGTATTGCCACAAATTCGCAAGACTGGTTCATACAATGCAATTCAACAACCACAACTGCCAACAACATATATTGAAGCCTTAAAAGCCCTTGTTGTTGCCGAAGAGTTATTAGAAAAACAAGCCCCACAGATTGAAAAATATAATCAATTGCATAATATTGAAGGCAATTTTAGTTTGCAAGATGCAATGAAAATGTTGCATTTAAAACCAAACAAAGCTATTGATAGATTATGCAAATTAAAATATATATACAATAACAACGGTAAATACAATTCATATCAAAAATATATCGATAATGGTTTATTTACAACAAAAACAATATTGAATGATAATATTGCATATGGCATATATATCACTGCCAAAGGCTTAGCATATTTTAGAGAGATTTTGCATAAATTTCACGATTGTAGTGTTGATGAATATAAATACAATCCATATTTAACTGCCAAACAGAATGAAAATAGTAGATTAGCTTTTGAAAAATTAAATAATAATTTATAAATATATGTCAATAAACTTCCCAGCACAATTAACAGAGTTTATCAATATAGATGAGCTTGTATTAGACAAACATAATGCAAAAATACATACTGAGCCTGATTTAGAAAAATTAGCACGGATTATTGAAACCGAGGGTTTTAACGAACCTATAACAATTGGCACGGTAAAAAATGCTGACCCAGTTGTTATTTGTGGGAATGGTAGAGTTGAAGCTATGAAAATGCTAGGTGCTACACAAATTCCATTTGTTAAAAAAGACTTCCGCACGGATGCCAGCAGGATTGCCTACGGATTGAAAAATAATGCAATACAACAAGAGACTGGGTTTAATGCTTTGCAATATCAAAAAAATGTTGAATTGATTGCAGTAGATGAAGTTGAGTTGGCAGAATTTGAAACTTACGAATTTAAAGCATTGGAGGTTGGCAAGATTGAAAAACTAAACAATGTTTTGAATGATGTTGAATTGATTGATAATAGTGGGGAACAAACAGAATTAAAAAATACAAACGAAGAGATTAATATTGATAATATTGACACCAGTGAATGCAAAATTATTTTTAAATTTGATGCTTTAATGTATGAAAGTGTCAATAGCAGAATGAATAAAATAAAAGCAGACAACAATTTTTCAACAAACGAAGTTTTATTACTTGAATTATTAGAAAATTATGGATCATAAATTTCCCTACAATTGGCATTTAAAAGATAGTTATCCTGCAAAAAATATTGAAAAACATAATTTAAAAGTATTTGGCACTTTTATTTGCGGAGGTGGCTCAACAATGGGCTATAAATTGGCAGGATTTAATCATTTAGGTGGTGTTGAGATAGATAAACAAATTGCACCAATTTATAAATTAAATCATAACCCAAAATATCTTTACAACGAAGACATAAGAGATTTTAGAATAAGAAATGATTTACCGCAAGAACTTTTTGAATTAGATATTTTAGACGGAAGCCCGCCGTGTAGTGTATTTTCTATGGCAGGTAAAAGAGAAGAAGGCTGGGGTGTTGAAAAAACATTTAAAGAAGGGCAAGCAAAACAATCATTAGATGATTTATTTTTTGAATATATTGCATTAGCTAAAAGATTGCAACCAAAAATAGTAATTGCAGAAAATGTAAAAGGAATGTTGGTTGGCAATGCAAAAATCTATTGTAAAAAAATAAAAGATGCTTTTATAGATGCTGGCTATGAAGTGCAATTATTTTTATTAAATGCTGCGACAATGGGGGTTCCGCAAAGGAGGGAGAGGGTGTTTTTTATTGCAAAAAGAAAAGATTTGCAGTTGCCAGAGTTAAAGTTGAGTTTTAATGAAAAACCTATTTTATTTAAAGAAATTTTTGATAATAAAATTATAACAGGTAAATTAGAGCCAAAACAATTATTGTTATGGAATAAAAAAATTCCTAGTGATAAATCTTTGGCTGATATTTGTATGCGAGTAGAAAATAAAAACAATTATTTTAGCCATTGCCTTATTAAGCAATCAGGAATATTGCCAACCTTAACAGCACATAGTAGTGTTCAACATGTTTTATATGATTACCCTAGATATTTAACTAATAGAGAATTTTTATTAGCTGGCTCATATCCGTTAGATTATAATTTTGGCAATTTAAATGCAGGATATTTAATTGGTATGTCAGTTCCGCCTGTGATGATAGCGCAAATATCACATCAAATATATTTACAATATTTTAAAAAATAGTATATGAATATCTACGAGCTTTTATCATTATTTGCTTCCATAATCTGTTTTATTGCCAACTACTTATTGCATTCAGCAAAAATCAATACAAAACAGTATGCTATGCTAACATTATGCACTTCGGTTTTGTTTTTGATATCAGCATTTGGCTTTTTTAACAAAGGTGCTATTGTTAGTGAAGTTATGTGGCTTGGATTGTCAATATATGGAATTGTTAAAAAATCATAATTTTAACTACAATTAAACCCCCACCGATAAAAAGATTAACTACAATTAAAATAGTTGTTGACAATTAAAATTTGGTTGTTATATTTAATATAAGCAATTCATTTTGCATTAATTTAATCTTTTTTACTATGAAGCTAATTATAGAACATGCTGTCTTATTTGACACCGTTAAATCTACTTCTTATGCTATGTCAAAACAAGGAGAACGAAGCAATTTGCAATCTATGTTTTTTGATTTTAATAATCGAGAGGCAAAAATTATTGCAACAGATGGCAATAGATTAGTTTTGAACACAATCACTAACACTGATTATTATAATTTAGAAAATAATAACGATGTAAAGTTTTTGTTGAACAGAATTGATGTTAATCATTTGATTGCTTTCTTGAAAAATAACTTGCAAAAAAAAATGGTTTTGCAAGTTGTTAATATAGAAATTGCAGGTATAACAATTACTTTTGAATTGAATGGCAACAAAGCTATTTATAATTTGATGGATGCAGACACATTTCCTAATTACACAAGAGTAATTCCTTTGCATAAATATGATACTTTACCAAACAATGTTTTATTGAATGCAAATTATCTTGCAAATTGTAGCAAAATATTTGAAAAATGCAACTCGGTTGAGTTTTTACTAAATACACCATCAGGGGCATTATCAATGGCACCAGTTTCTATTAAATCATCACATATATTATTTAATATAGATGTTGTATATGTAATTATGCCTATGAGTAAATAAGACAATGTCCTAGGATTATTTTTAATTCTAGGACATTTTAATTTAATTTGCAATAATTATGAACGAACAAGATAAAAAAACATACCGTATATTACTAAAATTAAGTTTAGTCTGGGGCAACATAACAAGGGGGACATATAATGTTGAGATGTGCAATTTAAAGCATAATAAGAAAATATTACGAGGCTTGAATAAAACTGCCTTTGATTTTGTTAGATTATGTCAAGATGGCACGACTGGTAAAAGTTTATATGATATAACGGAAGTTATGCAAAAGATTGATAATATTAAAAATAATTTAAAATAATTATGATAACAGAAACATTAATGCAAGAAAGAACAATAGCAATAAATGAATATTGTTTTTTGTTAAAATATTATTATGATGGATGTAGTTTTAAAGTAAAAGTTTGGCAAGAGCAAACAGAAAACATAGATATAAATAAACCATATATTACATTTCATTTGCGATTTACAGGTGATTGTGTTCATAATATGATTAATCTTTTAGATCATTTTTGCGATAAAAAAGAAATGTTGACATTATTTAAATTATATGAATATATCGCAAACAGTGTTCCGTGGGACGATTTCTTGAGTGATGATGAGCTAATACAATATTGCAAAAAAGAATACAACTTTGATATAAACAATTTAAAATAATTATGATAAAATTTATAAACAAAATAAAGATTGCTTTTCTTGAAAAACAAGAACTGCTAAGCGAAATAAAAAAATTAAGGCAACTTGCTAAGCATTTACATAATATGCTAACAGATAAGCAAATTTTAGATTTACATCTATGTATAGACGAAGAAAGTTATTTATCAAATTTTGATAGTATGCACAAAATTGATACAACTGGCACTGTATTTACTCATATAAAAGATAATGAAAATCGTCGTTCATTTGGCACTGTTTTTTTGTATGTGGTGCTTGAAAATGTTAATCGAGAATGCGGAGAAAAATATTGTGTTAAAATAGGTGATTTATCTTATAGCTTTTCTTGTTATTTTTATACAGAAACAAAAGCAAACGAATATATGAAAAGAGTTAAAAAATTGTGTAATATAATTTAAAATCATAATTGATTATTATAAAATAACATTTATCTATTATATAGATAAACTTAAAATGAATGTTTGGCATAGCAAATTTTATTAAAAAAAGTTGGGGCGGAACACCTGATTCACCTCAACAAACAAGAAGCTATACAAACCTATTTAATAATCTTTTTGGTATAAAACATACTGATAATTTTCTAATAAATCAAAAGATTTTAGTAAAAGAAACAAGATATAATATAGCAAAAAACCATGCAATAGTCTCAAAAGCATTTGATATTATTTTAAATCATACATCAAATGTAGACATTGTTTTAAAACAAAGGGTTGGCAACGAAATAAATGTTATAACAAAGCATCCAGTCGTTGATTTACTAAACAATCCAAACGGTTTATATGATAAAACAGAAATAGATTTTATCAAAAAGCTATTGTTTGAATATATGGTAAATGGAGAATATTATATATTATATGATGAAGTTTCGGAAATTTTAGAAGTTATAGAATCAACAAATATTGCACCAAAAGATTTTAAAAACAATAATTCATTTGTAACAGAATATGTTATTACAAATTATGCAACAAGAAATTATGATACAAGAAATACAAATACAGATACAACACAACTTAATTTTAAATATAATCCCGTAGAGCAATATTATGAATCTTGTATGCAATATGATAAATTATATAAAAAAGATGGTATAACACCATTGCCGTGCTATAAATTATTTGTTTTTCAAGATATACAAAATAGATATTTAGATAATCAATATAGAAAATCTAAAATCTCGCAAAATATTCATAATATTACTACTTATGAAAATGTGCAAAATGCTTTGTTTTATATTTCATCAAAAGCAATAAATAATAGTGTTTTGACAGTCAATCATAAAAATGGAAATAATGGCGACATTATATTGAATGAAAAAGCTATTAATGATTCTAAAGTAGAATTGTCAAGGATAATAAATTCAACATCAAATTCTGGAAGTATTACAACTATGGAAAATGTAAATGCCGATTTTAATATTTCACCATTGAATAAATTAGAATACGATCAATTTGAAATGTTGTTAAATGATATTGAAAAAAAATTAATGTTAGGTCTTGGCATACCGTTAAAAATGATTGAAGCTTCAAAAGATAGTAATACATCTGGTGATATGTTAAATATAACTAATATGCAGTTGTATAAAGAACAGATTTTACCAATGTTAAATAAAATTTTACAACATCTAGGTGGCTTTTTATTTAATGTATTTGATGTTGAAGATAAGGGTTATTTTTTAGATGTTGATTTAAGTTCGATACAAGAATATAAACAAGCGGAAGCTGATGTTAGCATAAATTTATTTAAAAATAATGTAATTACAAGAAACGAAGCTAGGGCAAAAATTGGATTACCGCCACTTGACAACGACAGCGGGGAGGCTTTCTTTAATGCAAATTCATTGCAACAACAAAACTCGCAAGATAATCTATTATAGATAAATGAATCAGCAAGAGGCAAATAAAATAGCATTGTCAATCTATAACAAAAAACAACCAATTATAAAATATATCAAAAAAGAGTTTGCTAAATTATATAATGGAGTTGGCAACGATATGTCAAAACTTATTGCAAACAATACATTTATTGCCAAACAAGATATTATAAACAATTACAAGCCTGATATAACCTCAATTATTAGAATGGCTTATAGGATGACGGCTGAAAAATTTGATAACAATATTCGTAGCCAACTCAACACAGATAATACAGTTCAAAAAGCAAAAATTGATTTTGAAAATTCTGTTAATGCAAAAATTGACCACGATATTACATTGTTTATAAACAACAAATCAGAAAAACAAGCTAATTATATTGCAGATACACTGGCAACAAAAATATTATTTCATAAAGACAATTCTTATAGTGATTTTGACGAGCATATTGACAATCTAAACAACACAATTACTAATTTGACACAAAACAGACTATTAACAAATAATAATGCTAAAATACAAGATTTATCAAAACAGATAACAACTGCGCAGCAAGAAATAGAAAAATACAAAAATGCAAAACAAAATTACATAGCAAAGTTTTTTCAAAGAAAATTTGTTGAAAATGTTGTCAACCAAATGTCAAATTTAGATGCTGAGCAGGAGGTAAATTATGCAGAAAGCAGTGTTCGTGATATTGAAGCTAATCAATTGTCAAAAAGCAACGAAGTTATTAGTAGCGGTATTTATGCAGGTTATAAAGTATCACAGATATTATATAAACAATGGAATTCTGCATTAGATAATAAAACACGGACAGGGCATGCAATGGCTTATGGGCAGACCGTGTTGGCAACAGAATTGTTTCAAGTTGAAAACCCACAGGGCAGTATTGAGTTTGGTATGATGCCCCGAGCGGACACATTTTCTGTTGGCAACAAAATTAATTGTCGTTGTATTGCTATTTATTTTTTGAAAAAAGATTAATAAACCAGTATGGAATGAATACAAATATTTCAAATAATATAAGAAATGGAATTGCAATAAATATTGCTTTTAAAAGAAATAAAATATCATATAAAACTGGGTTTGTTTTTTTAAAATTGTCGTTATATGCTAAAAAATCAATAACCTTCATTATTATTTTATCCATATCAAAAAAGTTTATTGTTTATTTTTTATATAATAATTCTTTAAAAGATGAATATCCTTCAATATCCGACATATAATTATCTTGTTGTTGCAATGAATTTGCATTATTTAATAATTCAGCTAAAAAATCCTCTCCGCCAAGTGGTGGTAATCCAATTTTTGCCCTAACTTCGTTTCTTGTAAGTTTATTTGCTATAATATTTCTATAATTTAAAAATTTATCTGTTAATTCTTTTTTTTCTTTTGTGTTGGTAAAAAAATTTTCTAATTGTTTTTTTATGATATTTTCTTCTTTTTTATTTTTAGCTTGTATAATTTGCATTTGTATATCGTATAATTTTTGTATTTCTAATATATTATACATATCGTAAAAAGCATTTTCAACTTGTTTTGCTAAACCTATTTTTTCACTTGTATCGTGTGGGCTTTTTGAAATTTGCGTTATTAATTCATGAACAAATATAATTTGTATATCTTTTTCAAAAATCTCACCTTTTTTGTATGGAGCTATTTGTAAAGATTGTATTGCAGTCTCAGTAAAAAACTTCTCTACCGCCTGTTCAATACTTATAATTTCATCATTTGTATTTACTAAATCTTTTTCTATTAATGTCATTTTTAATTCCATATCAAAATTGATTATTATAATAATATATATATTATTAATATAAATAATAGTCAATATAAAATATGCAAATAGAAAATAACTTTGGCAACTATAAAATCTTGACACGGGACACAACATCTTTATTGACATTAAATGAAGTCAAGATTGCATTAGGTTACGGGACTTTTGCTAATAGCATTACTGACCCACAATTACAAGCATTGATTGACTTTGTTCCTCATTTATGCGAAGAGATATTGAATAGCTATATTTTTCCAACAACAGGAACTATATCATTTTGCAATTTTACAAATTTAAGATATTATTCTGGTGACCCACTGCATCATAAAACATTAATTACTTTATACAAAGGCAACATAACTCAAATACCTGCAATCAATTATTTAAAAAACAATGTATTGACTTTGGTTGACAATGCAAATTATTATAATGATATTCAAACTTGCAAAACAACCATTTTAGCAAAAAACGACGGCTTCCCAGTTGATTATGATTTATTAGATACATCTTATAGAAGCAGTCAACCAGATGTTGTTAAAATTAGCTTTGTTGGTGGTTACGATAATACAAATCCGTTGCCAGCATATTTAAAAAGAGCTATGCTAGATGCAATATTGTTTTTATTTACAAACAGCCCAAATTGTGGTTGCGAAGGTAATTGTGTATTACCTCAATTAGCAATTCAACAGTTGATGGGTATGAGGTGTCCAGTTTTACCTATTTTATAATTATGGCTTCTATCAATAACAACATAACGAAAGCACAGAAAGAATGGCTATGTAATGGCAATAGAATGATCGCAATGCAGTTTCAAAATCAAAATATGAAAGCACCTAGGCATCTGTCAAGCGACCCAGTTGTTGACTCAGACGATGCCTCTGTTTTTATGCAACCCTGTGTAATAACATCGCTAGGCTATTTTAATAGTGGCTCTATAATGATGGATGGCACGGTAATAAGTGAATCGGCTACAAACAAATTATTAACAGTTTATAATGAAGGTATTTTGACTGTTATTAACAATACAAAAAGTTATGAAATTATAGACATAAGAGATAATATGAAATATAGCATAATACATTGTGATAATATAGATTTGCAAAACAGATTTGTGACGATGATGATAAAAAAAGAAGGTTTGGCAGACAGAATTTACAATCAATAAAAATGAAAATAAAAATAACAGTTTCGCAAAACCAAGAAAAATTAGAAAGATTTTTAGATGTTGTGCCAAACTTTCTTAATGCAGAAATATCAAAAGCATTATGGGTCGGCGGTAAAAATACAGTCAAAACAGTTATTGAACAATCTCGTGAGCAAAAAAGTGGTGTTGCTGGAATTGTTTATAAAAATGGCAGGCGATATAAAGTAGTTCGTTCCGCCCCCAACGAAACATCGGCTCAACAAACTGGTAAAAAAAACAAGGCAACTAAATTTAATGTTAATCAAAATACATTACAGATTGGAATTACAAACGATGTTAAGTATGCAAGTTTTGTTGAACTGGGAACTAAAAATATGAAGGCAAGGGGAGATTTACAGGTTGGCTTAAATAAAAATAAAGATTTAATCGTAGACGATGTTAAGGTGAGGGTAAAAAGTATATTTGATAATATGTTTAAATAATATCAACAAAATTGATAATTACATTATATATTATGATATTTATATAGAAATAATAGTCAATAGAAAATTCATTATTTATTCTCTTTTGTTATGTCTGTTAATAATCTAATTTGATTTATTTTTTCTATAAAATAATCTATATCAGCATTTTTAATGGCAACAAAACACTCAAAACCATATAATGCTGCCCCTTTTTTATATTTACATTGCGACCTTGCAACTTTATAAGATAATTCTGTTATTTTTTTTTCTTTATAAAGCTGTTCCGTAAATAAAGCTATATTTTTTTTGACATCTGTTTTAATTTTTTTTATGTATTTTTTTGGCATATATTTATAATTATTTAAGTTCAGCAAATTTATCTTTTTTAATATAATTGATTGCCATAATTGGGAATGCTTCATTTAAACGCCCCACCTTATCTTTCGGGCATTCCTCCATTAATTTATTAAAATCTTCTTGACTAAACTTATATTTTTCTGCAAGATAGGGCAAAGCTTTTAAAAATTCTTGATAGGTTTCTATATAACATCCGTTAAAATTATTAAAATTTTTATCAACCAATTTTTTCATTATACTATCAATACAGGCTTTGTCAACTTGACAATTTGGGAACATATTATGAAATGTTGTAATATGGCTACAACTGTCAGCATTACAGCATTTTGTTAATAATATATCAAAATATCTTTGAGGGAATTTTAGTGCATTAGCTGGTAACATTTGAGCCAGTTTTTCAGAATAATAAAAACGGTCGCTATATGAATATGTATCAGTTTTATCAAAAAAATCCATTATTAAATCATTAAAAATTTCTTGTTCAATCGTAAAATTAATTGCAAGATGCGGTAAAGATGTTGCCAGTGCAAAACATTGATTATTTTTAAGTTCCTCTTTTTCAAGGCTTCGAAGCTCATAGAAATATTCCATGTCATACCTGTGAAAATGTGCCCTTTTCATAAGACCTTTTTTATATTTTACCTCATTTTTTATCCTAAAATAGTTAGACAATCCCCTATCCATTTTTTTATCATAATCTATCTGTGTTATTTTTGGTGTAAGATGTAAAAATGCTTTACATATAATTTCTAAATGGTGTATTGACTTGTATGATGTAAAATATTGTTCTATTTTTTCATCAAAATAGTCTTGCGACAAATTACAATTAGCTACCAAATCGGGAAATGTTTTTGCTAACTCCTTTATTATTTCGGTAAAATCTTTACTGAGACATATATCAATCATTATATTAATGTTGGACTGGTCTATTAAAAACTCCTTAATATCAATATCAATATCCTCAATTAATCTAATAGCTTTTATTTGCTTTACAATATTTAGATTTTTTAAATCTATTAAATTTTTATTCATATATTTATAAATTAACTAACTACATCTATAACAACACATCTTTTTTAATAGTCAAGAAAAAAAATTATGTTTTATTAATTTTTTTACCCTTTATAAAATAAGCATTTATAATTCATTCTATCAAAATTGATTATTATTTATAATAAAAAACATAATAAAATTATAAAATAATAACTAATATTATGTTAATAAACGACATCCGCCTTCATCTATGCAGATATTTACCACAATTAACAGACGATTTAACAAGAAATTACAAAAATACAAGCAATCCATTATTACAAAAATTTACCGTGCAAATAGTTGGCAACGATGTAATAATTACAATGACTGAAAAACATAATCTAAAATTAAAAGACCATTTTTATGTCAAGGGCATTAAGTTTGTTTATCCGCTTGCAAAATTAGAAAAAAGAAATCCAACCAATCCATATTATGCAGATATTGTGACTGCGACCACGGTTGACGAAGCTATAACATCAACAAATTTATGGAGACAAGTTGAGATTAAGGGGGTGACGAGCGACCTTGCATATAATGGAACTTTTGATCTAACAGACGCAGAAACTTTTATAGATGCTTTTGAATATGAAAATACAAATACAACAACATTAAATACAATTACAAACGAAGGCAATTATCTATTAGAATATGTTGATAGTGATAGTTTTTTTTGCACACCAAACGGATTTAAGACTGTTGAAAATATTATAGACGATTACACTTTTAGTTATAGTATTGACGAATTAAATCAATATAATCAATGGCTATATAACAACACAACTATTGACTTAGTCAAGCCAATTGTAACCCCGACAATAGATTATGCAGATGCTGTTGTAAAATTTGACATTAAAATTGCAACAACATTAGATAAAAATAGGGCTTTTGATAAATATATAAGCTCACGACCAACTTATACAGGTAATACACAGACTAAGGACTGGGAACGAAATTTATGGATTTTTATTAGTCAAGATAGGGGCGACAATTATAGTGAGGGCGGAATTACAACAGAAAATGCAAGTGTATATGTTAATCAAAATATGGATTTAAGATTACAAAAAGATTGTTATTTTTCTATAAATGCAATTTGTATGAATAACAACGAATTATTATCTGGTGAAACATTAGAATATTTTGAATATTTGACAACAAATATTATAAAAGCCTGTGTTGGTAGAGTATTTAATAGCTTATTGATTGAAAATAATTATAAATATGGTAGATGTATTCCAGTTGACATTAGCAAAACAGATATTTTGCAATCAGCAAAAATTGTTTCTTATAAAACAATAGAATTTAAAGTTAGCACAAAACTAAACAACGACGATGTATTGCAACCGTCCGCTGGTGTGCCAATCAAAGCTTTTGATTTTAAAATTGTCAATGAAAACAATATAAATGAATATGTAAAAGCCGAAGGCAATGTATAACAACAAAATTGATTTTATAAAAAATACTATGAATATTAAAATAAATTAAGTTATCAAAATATGTTAAAATTTATATGCAAAAAGCCTTTTACCGACGGAGGGCAGACTTTTAAAATGTTGCAAGAAATTACAATAGATAAAACACACGAACATTATGAATATTTTAATATGATGGCACAGAAAGGCAATTTTAGTGTTATGGAGGTAAAGATTGTAAAACAAACAGAAGATAAACAAATAAAAGCAAATTAAATTTATTATATATGGCATTAAATGTATTGTTAAACGAACAAGAAAGCAAAGTAGTTTCTAATTACTCACCAAATATCTTATTCATTGGAATTAAATCTGCGATTGGCACTGCAACAAGCGGGCAGTTAAAAGACGATATTCTTAATAAAGAAGAGGCAGGAACTTTCTTTGGTAAAACCTCACATATTTACCAACCTTTGCAAACTGCATTTGATTTAATAGCAGATAGATTTTTAGGTAATGATAGTGTTGGGATTAGTGCAATTGGTTTTGATGAAAATGTTGCTGGGGTAAAAGCAACTGCAACTATTACAGTAACTGGTTCAGCCACAGAAACAAAAACAATTAAAGTTATTTTAGTGAGTGCAGAATATTACACATTTAATATTGAAGTTGCAACTGGTGATTTACAAAGCACAATAGCACAGAAAATAGTTGACGAAATAAATGCAAATATATCAATTCCAGTTGTTGCAAGTATAAACGGTGTTAATACAAATCAAATTGACTTAGTTTCTACTTTTAAATCAAATATCGGTAATAAATTCCATATAGAAATTGACGGAACTATTCAAGGCTCATCTTTTGTAATAACTGAATTTACTGGCGGAACAACAACACCAGATATATCAATTATCAAAACATTATTAGTTGATAAACAATATAATTATATTGTAATTGATAATCAATTTTTAGAAACCGATTCTACTATCCGTGAATTTTTTACAAACGAAGCTAGAATAAACAGACCAAACGATAATGTTGCTGGAATGTTATTTACAACTATTGCAGATACATATGCAAACCATCACACTAATTTACCTTTGTTAAATACTATAAAATGTAATGTCGTTGTTGCTGTTGCAAAAAATACTTCCGCATTAAGCAAAGGCAATTATATTAAAGAATTTGAAGACAATATAACAAGTGCTTTTGTTGTTCTGCAAGCTTTAACTTATACACCTGAGGCTAATGTAAATGATTTTATGCAAAATTCGGTAACTGGACTTGGAAGCCCTTCAAATTTACCAGTTGCAACAACAGATACTATTATGTTAAATCTTGTAAGAAGATTAGATAAAAATAATGGTTTTTCTTTTGATGAAAATAAACAATTGCAAAAAGATGGGGCGGTTATTTTAGACATTGATAAAAAGACATTAAATTGGTATGTTGCAAACAATACAACAACTTATTTGAAACAGTCAACAGGGGCGGATGCTGATATTACTGATATCTCGCAATGGGTTTCGTTTTTGTTTATGAAAAGCTTTTTTTATGAAAATTGCAAGCTTAGATTTAAAAAAACAACGATGACAAGCGGACAGGCTGTTGTTAATACTCAACAAATGACAAAAGAAGATGTTAAGACTTATTTAATGTCTTTAATCAATACTTTGGCAACCGAAGATGAAAATGGAGTTGTAATTGGCATAATTAGAAATGACCCTGTTTTGTTGCAACAAATGGAAGATTATATAGATAAAAAATTAGTATTTATCTTTAAAAGTGGTAAAATTCAAGGTGAAATATTGCCATATATGGTTCAAGCTATAAAAGATATTACATTAACAATAGTTCAATCAAATAATTAATTTTTAAATATATGGCTTTTGAAATAGTATTAAGTTCTTTTAAATTTGGCAATAAAGTAATTCAATTTAAAGGGGAGGTAAAATATACGCCCGGAGGTTTAGTTATGGAAAATCAGGTACATCATGTTGGTGGCGGTCGTGTTGATAATCAACCAGTTGGCAGTGGATTAGAACCTAGAACAATGGAAGTTACCGCTACAATGACCAAAGACTTAGCAAAATTAATTAAAGAATATTGGAATAACGGTGCTATTAAATATAATACAATAACACACGATGGTAAAATTTATAAAAATTGTTTTTTTTCAAAAGATTGCACAGCTACAATTGGCTCAGATGTTACATTAATGTTCACAATTTTAGATTATAATTCATAATGTTAAAAATAGAAACATATACATTAAAAAACCCTTGTAAAATAAGTCTTTATGTTGATAATGCGACTATTAACAAAAATATTACAAAATTAGTAATATATGAGCCTACAATGGCACATTTAAAAAATGTTAATTATAGTTTTGTTGGCTACATAAAAGATACAAAGCAAGAAAATGGATTTAATCAGGCAACAGTTGAATTGAATAATACAATCCGTGCAGGCGCATTATCTCCCGAGCATATAAAAATGTTTATGCAATTAACTGATTTTATTAAAGATAATTTAAAAACAAGGCACGCAATAAGCGATGCAGAGCATACATCCGCAGTATTATCATTATTAACAACAAAAGCAATAATAAACAACGATAATGATACAGAAGAGGAAACGACATTGCTTTTCAGTCCCGAAACCGCATCTTATTTAACTGCCGAAGATTTAAGAAATTTATCAATGTTAGATATGCAAAACATATTAAAAATAGTAGATAATTTTTTTTTCAACCTAGCAGGGCAGATTGGCTTATAACAATACAACAAAACATATTTTTATTGCCAAAGAATTTATTAGATAGTAATTTTTTTAATTATTTTATGAATTTTGCAATGCTTTTACAACAAAATAGTTTTGATGTCAAAAATTCTATTATTTACAATATTTTATCTATATTTGATTTTAAAACAACAAATATTCAAAAACATATATTGCGACTTGGTGAAAAATATCACGGATTTATAACATATAAAGAAATAATGAATAAATGGAGCATAAAAGAATTTATAGAATATATTTATATAGATAGTTTAAATAATGAGCAGGATAGATTGGAAGCGGATAGAAACAAATAATTTTTTATTATATGAGTGATTATAATGTTAGTGTCGAAATGGAATTGATTGTTGAGCAGTTTAATAAAGCGGCACAAACAGCACAGAAACAAATTAAAGATTTAACTGGTAAAGAAAAACAACTTGGAGACGAGGCTATAAAATCTACTGGCAAACTAAATCAGGAAGAAAGGGCTATTAAAAATGTTGGAAAGCAGGCTGATATTACTAGTAAAAAAGTTGGTTTAATGGGTAAAATGTTTGGTGGAATAAAAGGGCAGTTGATGGGTTTTGTTGGTGTTCTTGGTGGGGCTTTTGCAATAAAAAAAGTTGTGACGGATTTGGCAGATTTAAGTTTTATGTTAGCAAAAATACAAACAAATACACACGCAAGCACAACAGAAATGAATAACTTAAAAGAAGCTATGATTAAATTAGCACCGACAACCGAGTTTAGTGTTGGTGATTTAATGCACACGGCTTTTACAAAATCAAAAACACAATCTATTACAAAAATATTAGAAGATATGCAACATATATCAAATTTGGCAACTGCAATTGGTTCTGATTTGGAAGCCTCAAATTTGGCAACATTGCAAGTTCAAAATATATTTGGCGATCAAAAAACAGTTGATGTTGTTAATGCAATTATGAGGTCGGTTGATGGTTCAACACAATCTTTAAATGAATACACGGAGGCTATGCGAACAGGTGGAGCGGTTGCAAAAAATTTCGGTTTTTCATTGGAGCAAATTAATGCTATGATTGGAGCATTAGCAAAAAATACAGTTCTTGGTGCAAACGCTGGGCAGGCAATAAGAACATTTACAACATCGTTATCTGGAATGCAAGATATAAAAAAGGGTAAAAAAGGTGCTATGTTGACTGACCCACAGAAAGCATTATTAAGTATCGGTATAAAACCCGGAGAAGTTGACCCCAGTAAAGTTCCTTTGGTTGATATTATCAACAAATTATCAACTGCAATGTCAAAATTAGATGAAACTCAAAAAAATGTTATGATGGGTAAATTGTTTGGTAATAATCAATCAACATCAGCATTAGCATTATTATTAAAAAACCCGCAAGACTTGGCAGATGCCCTTAGCAAACAAATGAATATAAAAATGACGGCGGAAGGTGGAGCAAAAAACATTATGTCTCAACTTGGTGGGCAAGTAAAAGGCTTGGGCGGTGATATTGCTGGGCTTGTTTATGCCCTTGAGCCACTAACTCCTATTATATTAGATATTGTTTCTGTTTTTAGAATTTTATTGCAATCTATAAATAAAATAATTGGTTTTATTGCCAAACCATTGGGGCTTGGCTATTCTGCAATAACAACACCTGATGCCGAGGGGCTTCAAAAATTTAAAAATGATTTATCTAAAATGCAAACAACACAACCAAAAACATTAAATGAAACTTTTAGCAATGTGCCAGAAAAATTATCAAAATTGGGAGGCGGTATGATTAGTAATATTGGCAACAGTTTTGATTTTATTAAAAAAGATATTATGCAAAATATATCTAATGCAAAACAAGAAAATAAAATAACTGTTGTATTAGAAAGCAAAACCCCTAATGTTATGGCAACCGTGATTGAAAGTAATACTCAAAATAGCGGAAATGTTGAAGTGCAAAAAAGAAATTTTATTAATTCTTAATTATGTTTTTTCTGTAAACGGAAATGAATTTGGTAAAATATACAATTTGGTTCGCAAGCCGTTTTTAACATTATATGATAAACTATAACCTGCCAATATCCATTTATCTTTTGCACGATACATTGCCTGATTTGAAAATGTTGGATTTTTTTCTAAAATATCACTATTGATTGCAATCGGTGCTGCGAATTGCCATTTTATCAATTTACTTAAATCATTATTTCTATTGCAAAAATAACCTTTGACTGTATATGTCAAAATCATATGTTGAGCCATTAATTGCCTTATAAGATATTCTGCATAATCTTTTGTTGCAACTCCGTCCCTATTTTCTCGCATTTCAAAAGAAAATCTTAATGCTAATAATTGATTTTTACTTATTTCGTAACCAATTTTAGATATTTTTTCTGTTAATTTTACCGTAGTCACCTGCCCCAGTTCTCCATAATTTTCATTATTACTTTCTTGGTGTATATCAATTGTATTATAAATTTTCATAAAATCAACTTGAAAATCTGTATCTAAAATAATAGGATATTGATTAGCTGTATCATAATTATCGTTTATTGTTTGTATTTGAGTATTACTAAACCCTGCCCTGTTATAATCTTGTCTTGCATAACCAATTGCGACTTGCGAAGTATCTAAACAATATAAATATTCTTTACCATCATATATATTTGTTGTTAAAATTACTTGGGCTTCATTGCATAAGCTTTCTAAATAGTTGGCTACTGTTTGGTTTGGTGAAGTTGCTCTTTGATTTATTTTATCTAATGCAACATCATCTAAACCCTGTGTAATAATATCAACATTATTATTTATAAAA